TCTCCTAGTCAAGGTATAAATTGTTATTTTGATGGAGTAGCAGCAACTGTTAGTAAAGATGCTCAATTAGATAGTGATTTTACAGCAGTAAATCAAGATGATGCTAAAGTTTATATAGGCGCTTATCTTGCAGGTAGTATGGCTTATCATATGAATGGTTACATAGCTGACCCTATATATATTAATAGATTTGTTGGAAGTTCTGGGCCAGGTAAATATATGTACAACAAGGGTAAACCTAGAAACCTATCTAGATATGTAGGTTATACAGATGATGTATCTGATGGTGTTGCTGATTTTAAAAGAGCATATTGGCAGATGGGTGATAATAAGTATGATGTAAAACATGCAGACGGTACTGACCATGCTATTGTAGATGCTACAGAAGGTGTGGGTCCTAATTTAATAACTAATGGTACCTTTGATGGAAATGCATTAGGTTGGGTTGAAATTCAATCTGGAGCTAGTTTATATAATGCTGAAAATGGAGGAAGTGCTAAAGTTACTATTGATGGAAGTAGCACATATAATGGTTTAACACAGAATATAACCTATTCAAGTGGTAAACATTACAGAGTAACTTTTGATGCTAAGGGTAGCGCTACAAATCAAATAAGGTTGATGGATAATGGTACTTCAGGAGATAGTGCTTTACATGCCTCATCAACTAGCTTCGCTTTAACAACTGATTGGAAGACTTATTCATTTACTTGGACTGCTGATGCTAATTCAGAACTAATTAATATAGTAAGACACAGCGGGAGTTCTTGGTACTATTTTGTAGACAATATAAAAATTGAAGAATTAAAAGGTGATGTTGCTATATCTAAAAATATGTCTAAAGGTATAGTAGCTGAATCACCTGGTATTGGTAGAGATAGCTATTCATTTGCTTTTGATGGTACTAATGACTATGTTCATATACCAGATAATTCTTCTTTAGATTTTGGAACAAGTGATTTTAGTATATCAGGTTGGGTTAAAACTACAGATGCATCAGCAAAGATACTAAATAAATGGGTAGCAGGAACTGGAGGATACTTTGTTTATGTTTCTTCAGATGGTAAATTTAGAGCAAGAATAGATGATGGGGGATTAACAGATAATACTGACTATGTTGTAAATAGTGCAACAACTACTATTAATGATGGACAATGGCATCATTTTGCTGTAGTTTTTGATAGAAGTACTGATATGAGAATATATACAGATGGTGTTCTTGAAACAACTGATACTAATATACCAAGTGTAGGAAATATTGATACTTCTTTAGATTGTTTTATAGGATGCAATGATACACAAGGTGAGGATTTTGCTGGAAATATATCAGATATAGCTATATTTAATAAAGCATTATCAGCAGCTGAAGTTAGAGAGAACATGGGACCAGGACTTGATTTAAATAATTTATCTACAGAAGCTAATATAGTAGCTTGGTGGAGATTTGGTGATGGAACTTTAGATTATAAACGTGATACTTATTCTACAACAGGTTGTTTAGGCGATGAGAACAATGCTACTGTAGGTTCAGATGTATTAGGTGGTAAAGGAGATTTTTCAGACCCTTCATATTGGACTATAATAAGTGGTGAATCAATAGTTGAAGGTGGTAAGGGTAAATGGTTAGGAAATGGAAGTTATGGTCATATTAGAAAAGCAGGTGTTTTAACTGCAAATCAAATATATGAACTTATTATTGATATTGAAAGCAATGATGGTGGAGATGATGACACTGGAAGAGTTAATTTAAATTTTGACCCTGAGTCTTTCCCTATGCTACATGCAAGTAATACTATTGGAACAGGGCTTAAAACTTACTTTAAAGCTCAAGATACAGATTTTATATTGTACCAATCAAATTCTGATGGTTCTTATTCTTCTAAAATAACTATTGATAACGTAGTTGTTAGACCTGTAAATGGTATACCAGGAATAATGAGAAATATGCACCCTGCTGATATAGAATTAGATGCACCTTAAGGAGGTAATTAAATGAGATGGGCAAATAGACATTGGGTAATAGTAGATGTATCCGATATAACTGATGAGATGATTGAAAATGCTATTCAAACATCAATGGATTCATTGAGAAAAACAAATGATGGTAGCAAAGCTTTATTAAAATGGGATGGACCTGATACTCCATCTTGTTTTGAAGGTATAACTACATATTCACATAATGAAATATTAACAGAATTAGCTAAAGATACATGGAGAAGTGATGAGTAGCCTTCTAAATCAAGTAGAAAGACAAGTACAAGATATATATGGATGGGATAATAATAATACTATTTATAATGAAGAGCCTATAACTAATGAACAGTACTTGACAACAGGGCCTAATACTTATGATTATGAAACATTTAATGACCTTCAAACTTTAAATGATTCTACTATTAATAATAATGAAGGCCTAGTTTATGCTGATAGTGCACCAGGTAAATATGATGTATACGACCAAAATCCACTTCAATATGGTTATCAACAACATGATAATCCAGGATTAGTATCGATTGCTGACCAATGGTTTGGCTATGATATATCAGACCATGATTATGATAGATTAGATTATGCTAAAGATTTTGGTACAGACGTAGCTACAGACCCTGATACTTATTTAACTGGGCTTGCTTTAAAAGGCAGAAAAATGCCAAGCCCATGGATTAAATATCCTTCATATGCTTATTTAGGTCTTTTGGGTACAAGTGGTATAACTGGTGTACCTACTGTTGGTGATATGCTAGAAGAAGTGGCTTATGACCCAGATACTTATGTAAACGCAGGATTAACAGGAGGTTTATATACTCCTGCAGCTCCAATTGCAGCGGCTGGTTTAGGTTATAATACATTAGCAGGTTTTACTGGGTTACCTACTATCGGTGATGTAATTCAAGGAATAGATTGGAATGCTGCTGGCACTATGGCAGGAGGAGCAGACCCTCTAATGTCAGGAAGTCCAGAAGCTATAGAAATGTATGAACAAGGTATAACAAGCCCAGCATATGATATAAAACCTGGTGGAAAGGTATATCACCATTAATAGGAGTTATTATGTATAAATTTGGTAGTCGTTCAAGAAAACAAATGGAAAATATACACCCTGATTTAAAAAAGGTTTTAAATGAGGTTATAAAACATGTAGATTGTTCAGTATTAGAAGGACACAGAAGTGCTGAAAGGCAAAATAAATTGTTTGAAGAAGGTAAAACAAAAGTTAAATATCCAAATGGTCGTCACAATGCTAGTCCTAGCATGGCTGTAGATGTAGTTCCTTATCCTATTGATTGGGATGATAGGGAGCGTTTTCATTTATTTGCAGGGTTTGTATTAGGAATAGCTAAATCTATGGATATAAATTTAAGATGGGGAGGAGATTGGAATCAAAACTTTGAAGTTGATGATAACCAATTTGATGACTTTCCTCATTTCGAAATAAGATAAAGGAGAAAAATGGCAGCAGATAAAACAAAACCACCTGTAAGTAAACGAGGAGGCAGTAGTTTACTAAATTTTATAGCGCCTCTATTAGTTCAGCAAATGGCAGCAAATGCATCAGGTTTTTATAAGGACGCAGGGTTTGGTATAGATTTTCCAATTACAGCTGGAGAAGATTATGAAACAGAAGGAATCACTAATTATAGTCCAGGAAGGCTTCTTACAGATTCGCCTGGTAGTTTCTATAATCCACCTATGCCTACTTATTTACCAATAGATGACCCTGGAAATAAATGGTATGGTACTGGTTCATTTCATGATGACCCTATGTCAACTTATTCATTTAAACCACAATCATCACCTTATGATATGTTTAACGGGGAAATGATGAGAAAATCGACGGGTGGATGGGGTAACGCTTCTGGAAATAGAGGTATTTGGGACGATGTTGCTCCTGGAAGAGGCCCTTTACAAGATTTTCTAAATTGGGATGCTGATATGCCACCAAAATATTAATGTATACAATTAATATAGACCATAAAGATAAAGGTCTTACTACATATAGTGTATATAAAAAAGATGAAGCAGATAAAAAAGGGATTAAATATGTCTACTGGAAAATGGCTGACGTGGGGGAATATGCTATCTCTGATGATGACTATGTTTCGAAAGTCATTAACAAGAGAGAGTATCCTTCTAATCATAATAAGGACAATATATATCTTCGCTTTCCTTGGGGTTACACCTTTTTTAATCCTAAGTATGCTTCTAAGAAGCTAAAGGTATCAGGTAGGAAAACTAATACTACTATGTCTGGCAAACCTATGCTGGAAGTAAAGTCTAAGCAAGATATGATGAAAAACCTTGCTAAAGCCTACTCTGTTACATGGGACTATAACTTAGCACTTGATATGGTTCTTGGTAGTTATACACCCACTGAATTTAAAAAGTGGAAACGAATGATGAAAACGGAGGTTTTTGGTAAAATGATAAAAGAAGAACTTGCAGACTTATTAACTGACCATGGTTTAGATAAAACCTATACTTTAGATTTATTTGCTAAAGTAATAGAAATGGCTCAGGATAAAAAAGATGTTACTAATCTTATGCGCGCTGTAGAGAACCTACAAGGTATGCATGGTATGAAAGATAAACAACTTGTTAAAACAACTGAAAAGTTAGAAGCTATAAGCAATACTAAACTTATAGATGAATTAAGAGAAGAGGAAGACAAGCTAATAGCTACTAAGACTACTACTGAGGAAAAATAATGGATTACGAAGAACAGTATAGTCAAATGCAAGCTTTAAAAAAGCTTCGTAATAACATGGCTTTGTTCGGAAGGCACTGCTTCCCTACAGCGCTTAGAAAGAGTACACCCCCTTTTCATAAAGATGTGTATTCTTCTCTAGCTAACGACGACAAAAGGAGGGTGTTAATAGCAGCTCCTCGTGGTACAGCGAAGTCTACCGTTACCACCCTCATCTTCCCTTTATGGAGGGTAGCATTTAAAAAAACAGATGAAGATTTATTTATAGTTATTATATCAGAATCACAAACTCAGTCTATAAACTTCTTATCTCGTATTAAATATCATTTAACACATTCAGATAAATTTAGAGATATATTTGGAGACCTTGGCCCTACTACTGCTAGAAGATGGACTAATAATGATATAGTTCTAGGTAATGGTACCAGAATTATAGCTGTAGGAACAGGACAAAGAGTTAGGGGATTTATTGAAGGAGACACTAGACCTAATCTTATTGTAGTAGATGATTTTGAATCTGAATTAAATGCATTTACTCCAGAAGCTAGAGCTAAAAATAGAAAATGGGTTACTGAAGCTGTAATACCATCATTATCTGATGAAGGTAAAATAGCTATGATTGGTACGGTAATATCTGAGGATTGTTTTTTATATTGGGCTAAAGATTCATCTGCTTGGCATACTTTATGGTATTCTATATGGGATGAAGATGAAAAAAGTATATGGCCCGAAAGATTTCCTACGTCACGTATTAATGAGATAAAAAAAGAATTTGCATCTGTAGGAAACTTAAATGGCTTTTATCAAGAGTATATGAATATTGCACAATCTCCTGATATGGCTCCGTTCAAACCAGAATGGATAAA